GCTCAGGGCAGGACTCGCGAGCGGGGACTTGAGGGCCAGCAGCTCGTCGGTCTTGGCCTTGGAGTAAAGCGGGGGGATGGGCATCGGTCAGCGGTTCAGTTCGTCGAGTGTGCGCCTGATTACTGGCTAACCAATTCGACTTTGACGAGAGGGCCGAGGTCGGCGGGGGTTTGCGGGCTATCGAAGGTGACAGTCACCGACCCTCCATCAGACTCGGCAGGCTCTCCGTTCCATTGAGGGAAGACTGCTTTCAGAAAATCGTAAGGGTTAGAAAGTGAAACGCCGTTCATAGATACCCTGTAAGTAGTGCTCATGTTTCGATGTAAAGTTGACCGCCAAACCCGTAGAGGATTTGCTTCACGGCAGCCGAAGCGGTGGCCTCGACCTGTTCGCCGTACATGGTATAATGTGCCGTCGAATTACCAGTCGGGCCAGCGGAAGACGTGGCGACTGAAGATCCGTTAATGTAAAGCGTCACGTTGCCAGCGCCGTCGGAATAAAGCGTCCAAGAAAAGGCCTCACCACTTGCCGGCGTAAATGAGCTGGCAACAGTCGTCGCGCTGGTTCCGTCGTGAACCTGTAACTGCACGGCGGAACTATTCCCTCCGACCTTATACAGGCTGATACCCTTTTGGGTAATACTTCCAGTCGTGAAAGTAGCGGCCCGTCCACCAAGAAAAATGCGGCAAGTTGTGTTAGCGTCTCCGTTGTAATTCGTCGAGTAATCGGTGGAGCCCATCATAGAACGACCAGACAATATAACTTTTTTAGACCAATTAATGATACGCCAGTTGCTGTTGGTATAGCCAGGTGAGACGTCTGTTTTTCCAAAGTAATAGCCACTACGACCAGCACTTGAAATAGCATTGGTATAAGACTCACGAGCGACCGTAGCAGCCGAACTAGGACCTCCAGATGCACCTGATCCTGAGACCGCTGTGTTACTCATAAAGCAAAGGTTCCGGACGTTAGGATTGCACAGACCATTAATCAGCGTTAAGGGATTAACCGAGGTTGTGCTCGATGTCAGATTGTTGATTACATCGGTAACAGTCGCAAAGGCTGGAACCGCCGCGGTCACGAAGGCCGTCGTCGCAAGCTGAGTCGTATTGGTGCCGGCGGTGGCGGTGGGAGCGGTAGGAACGCCGCTCAGGGCAGGGCTGGCAAGCGGGGCGTAGGTAGACGCGGCGGTCGAGGAGGTAAGCAGTCCGAGGGTGCCGAAGGTCTTGTTCTTCCAGAGGTCGGTCGCCGAGTCGTAGGCCAGCAGGTCGTTGTTCGCGAGGCCGGCGATGGCGACGTTGTGCAGCTCCTCCAGCTCGTAGCCGTTTTGGATGCGGACGAGCATCGTGCCCTGGTTGACGTGCGAGCGCTCGATGACGCCGATGTAGACCAGATGATCGGGGGCCGAGGGCTTGGTCGAGGTGTAGGTGCCCGCGACAGTCGGGGAAAGGTACAACTGAGTCCCCGCGGCATAAGCTGAGGTGTCCAGGTTCTCAAGCAGGCCAGAGGTCACCGCGTAACCGTTTTGGTTGTTCGGGATGTTCTCGAGCAGGACGGCGAAGGTCTGAGCCGAGGTCGCGTCACCCGTGGCGAGCGCCTTGGACACCGTGACCTTGTTACCCGAGGCGCCGGTGACGTAGACGACCGTACCCTTGGTTAGGGGGGCGCCCGTCTCGTTACGGACTTGGTTGCGGACTTGGAGGGCGAAGGCCGTGGCCCATTGCGTGTTGTAGTCCGTGGCGTCAATCTTGGCGAGCACCTGCCCATCGGTACCGCCGACCGGGACGCCCGCACCCGTCGCACCCGTAGGGCCAGCGATGCCTTGCGGGATGCCGAAGTTGAAAGTCGCCGCGGATGACGTGCCGACATTGGTGACGGTGGCAGGGGAGCCAGGGGACAGCGTCGTCGTCGTGCCCACCGCAATCGTCGCCGCCGTTCCCGTTGCACCCGGAGTCCCGAGCTCTATGCTCAGGCTGGCCGGAGCCGTCCCGAGGACAGACAGGGCCAGAGTGCTGTCAGACCCGTCGACCTCCACGGTCAGCGAGCCCAGAACCAGCGAGGAGACGGTGATGCTGCTCATCGGTTAGTCGGTGACCTGGTCGATGATCGCGAGGCGGAAGGTCTCAGAGTAGAAGGTGACCCCGCCGTAGACGAACTTGATGTCAGACCGGGCGTTGCCCAGGGCGAAGCCGGCGGTCGTCGAGGACGGGATGGTCGCCACGAAGGAGAGGCCGTCCACCGCAACCGTCACCGTGCAGGGGTAGACCGTCCCGCCCGCGTCGATGATGTCAGTCGTCACGGTGGTCGTCAGCAGGTTGGCAGGGCCGCCAGCCGCCGGGGTGTAGGTCACGGTCGCCGAGTAGGTCGTCCCGCGCTTGAAGGTAACGGAGTTGCTCATTTGCCTAACCTTGCCCCCGTGGCAACTTACAGCTGAACCGTCGCCCCGCTAGAGTCCTTGGTGTAACCAGTCCAAGCCCCTAGCCAGGCATTCAGCTCGGTCTCGTAAAACGGAGTATAGGGGGCCACGTTGGCGGTATCAAGTCCCTGCAACTGTACCGGGTTAAGCAGGGCAAGCGGGCCGAGGTGAGACTGCGTCACCACGAAGGTCGTCCCGTCCCAGTCCACGTCCGCGATCTTCCACTTCTGGCAGTTGTAATTATATTGAACGAAGGCCCCGAGGTTCTGGAGGTTGATGTATGTGGCTCCCGTCGGAGTCTCCACTTCGACCAGTTCCTGCTCCCGGCTTTGGCGGATGATGATCTGCGGGTCAGTCCCGTTAAAAAAATTGGTCTTGTTGTCAGCGTCCGAGCCGTCCGCCATGATCGCAAGGTAAGGCCAGAAGCCATCCCCAGAGTCCCCGCAGCCGATGACGTACACGCCCCAGTTATCAGACCCGCCGCCGCTCGCCGGCAGGATGGAGATGTATCCGCCTAGGTCGACCAGCGAGGAGTCGGCCACCACCGCCGCGTCGCCCGTCGTCTTGCTCCCGGTCGGGTAGGCGTAGAACTTCCGCATCTCGGCCTGCCAGACACCCCACGCCCATGCGTCCAGGTTGCGCGAGGAGGTGAAGCGCACGAACCCCTTGCGGCATTGAACGCCCCACGCCTCGGAGGTCTTGAAGACGCTGACCTGAAACTGGTCGGGCTCAGCGGGCAACGGCCATTCGGCATTGATGTCCAGCGTGCTGACACCGTTCGCCGTCGTGACGTTATATCCTGGGCCGGGCTGGAACATCTTCAGACGTTGGTCGAGGTATAGACGAGGTAGCTGTACCCTTCGCGGTTGAAGCGCAACTCGTAGGTCAGCTTATAGAGCGCCCCGTAGTCCTCGAAATGCACCGAGGCAATAAGCCATTGCGGGTCTTCGTCAGGCGCCTTGAAGGGCGGCGTGAAATATGACGGCAGCAGGTAGCCGAAACCGTCCGGGCCGCGCTGGTACATCGTCTTGCCGACGTAACCCAGGAGCGTGTTCACGTTGGCGGAAGCGGACGTGTAGATCGTACCGTTGACCGTCGAGGTCGGGGCGAGGTATGACGTGCGCTGGTAGAGTTTCTTCGCCCCCGTGGTGGTCGGGTCGTAGAAGCCTAGAAACTTGCCGCCTGTCTTCTGCTCGAAGATCGCGCCATTGCCACCCTCCCAGACCGGGCCGCGGTCGGTGTAGGGCTTGAGCACCTTGACTAGCGTGGAGACCGAATAGGGGTTAGGGCCAGCGATACCACCAGACCCCGTGGCCGTGAAGAACTTCGGGTGGTTCTGGATGGGTTCGGTCGTCAGCGTCGCCGCACCCGAGACGTTCGGCAGGGAATAGGCGGACTCAGTATCGGCGAGGCCGATATAGTCCACGGTGATCGTGGCGACGTCGAGCGCCCCGTATGAGACGCTGACCTTGTGCGCTTTCAGCCTGGTGTCAGGGGCGAACGAGGCCCCGCGGACGATGGCCGTCGCCGCCGTCGAGTCGTCGCACTTGTAGACCGCCTTGCACGTGAGGACGCCGTAGCCATCGTTTTCGATAGTGTAACCCGGTTGAAGGACGGGCGTCGTCAGGGCGTTGCCTTGGGAAATCTTAGCCATAAATCAGCGAGGGAGGTTGAGGCGGCGGGACGAGGGGAAGAACTTCTCGGGAGTGAAACCGCTCTGCGCCTGGTCGCGCTCGATGAGGGTGCGGAGGCTGTTCGCCATGTCCTCCTGAACAGTCAACTGCTTGTTGGCGATATCGAGCTGCGGGGACATCCCGACCCCGATGACGTTGCTCGCAAGCTCGGGGATTTTGGAGGCCGTCATGCCACCCTCGGCGGCGCCGGGGGCTTCGGGCTTCATGCGGCCCAGGGAATCGCCTGCGACGAGGGCCTCAATGGCGGCACGAACCCCGGGCAATTTAGCAGTCTCTCCGGCCTGAAACTCGCGCCTTTCTTTTTCACCTGACGAGGTGAACGGATTGTAGGGGACTACCTGAGAGGCAACGATTGCAGAAGCAGGCACATTTTGCTTGAGCAATTCCTTGCCACGGGGGTCGTTCAAAAGGAAATCCTCGTAAGCAAGTTGCTCGGCGAGTTTAGCCTTGGCCTGACGCTTGGCCTCGGCCTCGCGCTCGGTAGCAATATTGAGAACGCTGCGAGCACCGCCCTTCATGTAGCCTTTGGACTCCTCGTCCTTGGCGAAGTCGCGGGCCTCCTGGGCGTCCTGCTTGGCCTGCGCGATCTTGTCAGAGATGAACGAGAGCGCCTTCTGGATGAGCACCATCGGGGCGAGGAAGCCGACCGCGATGTCCTTGAACGCCTCGCGGAACTTCTTGGACAGGCCGTTGGCGGCGCCTTCCAGCCCCTCCATCGACGCCTTGGCCTTCGCCATCTTCTCAGGCACGTCCGACTTGCCGGACAACTCCCATTCTAGTTTGCGGCCCATGTTGGTCTTTAACCTTGCTGGTCAGGCAACTCCCCGCGGCGGATGGCCTCCATCATCTCCTCCTCCTCGGTCGTCAGGAGGTTGACCTTCGCACCGGCCCGCGTCGAGAAGGCCGTCGACATCCAGATGGCTTGTGACTCGGGCATCTCCCAAGCCCGTTGCTCCTCGATGCCGTTGGCGACCAGGTTCGTGACGATCATCAGCGGCCAAGGGATGCCGACCCCGTCAGCTGAGTCGCTGGTCTTCGAGCACTCCCAGTATTTAGGCCACGCGTGGAGGTGACAATGGTCGACGAACCGGGCGACCTCCTCGGCGAACTTCTCGGGCTGGTGATGGTAGACCCGCAGCCGAACCTCCTCCCAGAAGCCCACCCGCAGGTCGGACTCCTCGGCGCATACCTTGACCGCAATCAGCAGGTCGGTCGGGGTGATGCCTCCCTCGGTCGTCGTGACCAGGGGCGACTCGATGGACAGCAGACGCACCCGATGCTTCAGGCAAAAAGGAAAGATCCGCTTCCCGAGGATAGTCCGGGAGGACGGGTCTCTGAACGCCCGCAGAAAACGATTGTCCACGGGGTGAGTCAAAGCCCTTGCAGGGCTCAGGTCAATCAGGCCGGCGTGACGCCTTCAAAGTCGACCGCCGTGATCTTGTACTTCACGAAGTCCTTGTTCGTGCCGGTCTCCTCGACCTTGGTGATCACGCCGACAAAGGTGTTGCTAGCCGACCCGGCGGGGTAAGCACCCTTTGCGGCGACCGTGAAGGTCAGCGTGGCGCCGAGGGCCGGAGGGGTCGCGGAGGTGGTCTTGACCACGCCCTCGACCGTCAGCTCGGTCTTGCGGTCGTCGTAGCGCTGGGTCACCGTCAGGCCGGCCTCGCTCTGCACCATGTTCTCGTTATTGAACGAGGCGGAGACGGTATAGGACTGAACGAAGAGGTCGGTCGCCGTACCAGCGACACCATAAACACAGGAGGTTCCTTGAGCGACGGCGGCCATTTGTCTTTGCGGGCGGGGGCAACCTTACGCCGGGAGGACGGCCAGAAGGTCGAAAGCGAACAGGGTCGCAAACGAGCGCTCGTCCACACCCTCGTCCTCGGAGATCGGGGTCACGTCGTAGAGGGTCGCGTCCGTCGAGGTCACGAAGACCGCCTTCAGGCCGGCGAGGTCTTGCATCGCCCCAGCCAGGGCGGCGCATCGGGCACGGTGATCCGCGAGGGTCGTGTCGTCGGCGTTGGAGAACAGGGTGACCCGCAGGGAGCAGGAGTAGTTCCCGGCGCCCTCGGGGAGGTCGGCAGGCGCCCGGGCCGAGTCGCAGAGGACGATGGCCTTGGGCAGGACGTTGAGGTCGACCGAGTCCCCTTTGTAGATGGTGACCCCGGCCAGCCCGGTCTCGGCGGCGAGGAAGGAGGCCACGTTGGCCTCGACGATGTGACGAATGGATTTGGTGCCCATAAAGTTTAGCCGTTGAACTTGTCCGCTTGGTCTTTCTGGTAAGCCTCTAGCTGGGAGATTAGGCGGGACATGGCCACGGCACGGGCCACGCCCTGCACGTTGTTTTTTGATGCCTGGTTGTCATTGTCGCCGACCGTGTTTCCGATGCGGATATAAATGCCCTCTCTGTTTCGCAAGAGCGTGGCGTATCCCGTCCCGGCGTGGCGCCTGACCCAGACGGGGATTTCAGAAGACTTGAAGACGTTCTTGCCGCGTACCTTCGGAAGGGTCGAAAGCACCTGCCACCAGCCGGACTTGATAAAGCCGACGTGCGCTTGGGTGGCCTTGATGTAGGCCTCCAGCTTATCCTGAGACTCGACGACATATCGGCCAAGGTAACCTCCAACTGGCTTGCTCGTCCGCATCTTGCCTTGGCTGTTGATGTAGCGCCTGGACAAGTGCACCTTGCGGATGTCGGTGACAATCTCCTGTTGCTGAAGCGTAGGCGCCGGGTTGGATTTGCTGAACAAATTGCGGGCCTTGTTGAACGCCCGGGTCACGTCGCCGTCATGGATGATCTCTTTGACGATTGTATTGTTCAGGTTGCCCTGAAGACTCGCCCGCTTGCGGATGGTCTCAAACTTGCCGATGTCGTTATTTTTAACGGCGGCTTTCAACTTGTTTAGGCCGACCCCGATGGAGTTGGCCTTCCGGCTATCAGCCGCGACAAAGAGGTTGTTTATTGAGATGGCGACGGCCTTGAAGCCTGCTTCCCTGGCTCCCTTGGTCAGACCCTTGCCCCCGCCCTCGACCATCGGGGGAGTCAGTTCCAAGGCGGCATAGCAAAGTTCACCGGCGCCACGGATGCCAGCCTCCTCCATCGACAGCCCCATGCCCGAGGCATAGTCGGTCAGGGCCGCCATGAACTTCTCCTTCGACTGGGGGATGAGCCCCACGGCCTTACTGGTTGTCGTCGATGACGACGAGGGTCAGCCACGCCGACCCGGGCTTGTAGGTCTGCCCCGTGATCCGCAGGGTCTTGCCCCCGGCGACAATCTTCTTGCCGATGGCGAGGGAGGCGATGGGCGCGCCCGAGCTGATGACCGC